CCATAGAGCCAGCGGTTGATAAGCGAACCAAGGTTGGCAAGGCGGAGTACGCTGAGTGGCTTGAGGATCTGGGTGATAAAACGGCCTGCAAGCAAGACCTGTACGACATCTGCATGGAAAGGCGCGAGGTTGTTTCTGAGTTCATTCCCCAGCCAGATCACGGTGTTGAGCTGACGCTGTGCTGGATCTGGAATGGTCAGCAGTGTAAGGGCAAACTTGACTGGCACACTGGCACTGACATTTGGGATTTTAAGACCTGTCGTGACGCCTCACCTCGTGGCTTCAGGAGCGCGATCAACACGTTCCGCTATCATCAGCAGGCTGCTTACTATCTGGCTGGCTGCAAGGCCGTGGGACTGCCCACAGAGAAGTTTTACTTCTTGGCTCAGGAAAAGGCTCACCCTTATCCATATGGCGTCTACACGCTGAGTGATGAAGCCATCGCTTATGCTGACGCCCAGAACGAGCAGGCGATGGCTGTTGGCATCAAGTGCCGTGAGCAAGACCTGTACCTGCCCTACAACCAAGACGGGATCAAAGAGTTTGGCCTTACCGACCTTAACTGAAGAAGAGCTGGCCCAAGAAAAAGAATGGGCTGAGCAGAAGATGTATCACGCTGCGCGGTGGTGTTGGAAGCGTCGGCACCATGCCACCCCAAACAACCCGCCGCATCGACGGGTCACTTGGGAGCAATGGTTTGAGAAAAAGTTCGGTGAACCGCTCTTAGATTACGCTGAGCGCATGAGAAAGAAATGAAGTACAAAATATTATTTATGGTCTTCTTTGTTTTTGTTGTGCTTCTGATGACTGCGTGTTCTACGGCAGGCGTAAGCCAGTGGGAATACTTTTCGCCAGAGAAAACTAAGTGTTACCCTCGAAAAGAAATCAAGATATGCAGGCAGTATGGGCCGCACCTGATCTGCCAGTGTGCGGCTTACTAGGTTGCTGAAAATTAGTTTAGCTGCTCTCTTACAACGCGAGTTGAGTGCATCTCGCTGATTGAAGACTCGACGTGCTCATCGAGAATAATTGCCGAGCCTTGAGAACAAAAAGACACTAAAAATTCTTTAAGCGTTTCGTTGGTTTCGTGGTGGTCGCGCATCAATTTGCGGATCACTTCTGCATCAACGTCAAGGGTAAAATCTACTCGTACCTTCATCATCTTTTCCTCAGTTGGATTTATGGCGTCTCAAAAGCTTTAAGTTCGCGGTACTCGCCGCCAGCAGGGTAAACGTAAAACACGGCTTCCCCATTGCGGCATAGCGCCCCAATCTCTGGGTGCGAACGCAACCACATGTGGATGAATTCCCAGCTCATTGCGTAATCAATTTTCATCATCTTTTCCTTAATTGGTTTTCCAAGACCTTTCGGTTTCGGGGCGGGAACCACCCGCCCAGCTCGTCAGTTGGAGGCTACTTTTTCTCTTCATCCCGCCTGTCTTTTGCAAAACGGTTTGCAGATAAATATGACGAATACCCGCAAGTGCCTTTGTCGAAATGTTTTTCATGAGATAGACCGGGGTTTTCGACACTGGGCCACCGAACCGTCCATCCGCCTATAGAGTTTTTATTCAGCGTTACCAGTGAGTTCTTGAATGTCTTCATCATCTTCTCCGTTAGTGGGGAGGGTCATCCTCCCGACACAGATATAATCTCATAATGCCGTGTCGTTGTACACACATTTGTGCAAAATAGTGTAAATAGTTATGTGATATTTGCAGCGTTTTCTAGAAGGCGTTTCTTGTTGTAGAGCCAGAAGACCAATAAGTACCTGTCGCCGCCCTCAACGGCCAGCCCTCGGTGCATGTTGGTGAAGCTTGGGAAGATCAGTGCGTGACCGCTGGGCAGTGGGCTAAGCGTACCGTGGTTGTGAAACTCTGTGCCGCCGCCTTTGTAGTCGCCCGTGTTGAGCGGAACCACCACACTAATATCGGCACTCTCGTCGTGGTGCCAAGCGCCCTGTTGCTTCTCTTTGAGGTTGTAGTTGGCTATCTGGATGCTCGATACGTCTGCACAGTCGCGCTGGTAAAGCGCCAAGAAGATTGGATTGAGCACGTTCTGCACAACAAACCACATGGTTCGATAAAGCTCTGGCACATGCTCTCGAAGAACAATCTCAGGGATCTGCCTCAGCTCGTCCTCGTCATCGTTGGTTTCAAACGGTATCTCTTTGACCATGCTGTCGATCTCTTCGACCAGCATCTTGCAGAACTGCCGCCTGAACAAAGGCACCTTGTAAACGTCTGGAAACACCTTCTTACAGAGCTGAGAGACGGGTGTGGGCTGCATCTTATCGACCCCCATCCTAGCCCTAAACTCGGCAATAACAGGCACAGTCTTTTGCACAGCCTCGTACAAAGGCTGGTTCACCATCCAATGCGACTGCATCGACAGCATATAGTTTTTTATTTCATACATTGTACAATTCTACACAATCTTGTAAAATCCATCAATCTTTGACAGAGAATTGCTATGCAACCAGAAGAAGAGCCTGTCGAGCGTCAGCGTAAGTCGTTGGCAATCGACAAAGACACCTACGACCTGCTTCGTGAAATCTGCGCCAAGGAGCGTCGCTCTTTGATCCATCAGTTACAGCGTTTGATTGAGGCCAAGCACCAAGAGTTGTTTTACAAGGATTACCTTTGAGAAATCCTTTTAAGGCCAAAGCCGTGCCTCAGTCTTACCGCCCAGTGCTTGAGGCTAGAGAGGTTATCGAGTTGTTTGGCCGACTAACCATGCACCAGCAGGCGGCTCTTATGCGCCTAATGAGCCGTAACCTAATGATCGAGGTCGATGGTGGCGCACTCATGGGTTATGACCTTGGCTATGAGGTCGAGGGCGCTATGATCGTTGCGCGTGAGGTAGAGCCTGAACCGCTAGACGAGTGAAGCAATACCGCCCAAGTTACCCCTAGTCCGCATGGCAATCTCTCTGTCCTTGTCGAGCGGCACTATCGCAGAAGAAAGCGCAAGATCAAGGTTACCCGTTGCAGGCGCTGGCTGGGTGTCTGGGAGTGGCTCAAAAATATCCAAATCGATGGGTGATACGTTGGACTGAGGCGGAGCAACCGGATTTGGTTGATTTTCTTCATCCATAATACGAGCAGCCTCACGAGCACGCTCAATAGTTCGCTCACCCTCTGATCCTCGCACCATGCCGGTGGCAGTAGGGCCGGGGCCGAAATCACCTTCTGTAAGATTCTCAAACACCTCTTTACCGCCTCTAGCTACAGCTTGAGTGGTGAAATAAACCAAGGGCTTGACCTTGTTGATCGACTCGGCAAGCTCTTTTGCAAACGCGGGATCGATCAAAGCCTGAATCAATTGGTCTTCGTAAGCTTCCCTTTGGAACGTAAGCGTAGCTCTGGCTATGTCATCAAACCCGCGAACCAACAGGCGCTGTGGTATTTCAAACACTGCTCGCAGGGCGTTCTGAGCAACTCGGCCCATACCGGCAGTTTCTTTTTCTAAGGCCCGTTGTATGACAGTGAACGGCTGTGTTGGTGAGGAGCTTTTGGTTGCAATGAAGCTTGTAGCTTGCATTAGCTCCACTAGGTCTACAAAGTTTTGCAGCTCCTGCGGATCCATAATGGCTTTCAGTGCCTGCGCTTTCTTGCCGCGCAATTTTAAGTTTTCAGCAGATTGCTCACGAAAAATTTTAGACGCCTCACTAGACTTTACTTGCTGCTTGGTGATCTGCGGATTGTCTCTTAAAAATTCGTTGAAGCTCTGGCGAGGGCGACCAGAAAAACCTATACGACGCAAAAAAGTATTCGTAGCGCCAAGCGGATTGGTGGTTGTCCCGATGGCGTCATCAAGCTGTGTGCGGAGCCAGTTGCCTTTCATGTTCTGCCAGACTTGCGGATCTTCAGTCTCAATCAAGCGACGCAACATACGGATATCTTTCGGCTTGGCTTTTCCGCTAAACAATTTGTCGGTCAGGCGTATCGCTGTTTCGCCACCTATGCTCGCCGCTTTAGCGAAGTTGGTCACAATACTTGCTTCCAACGCTTGCAAATGTCCTTTTGATGGATCGTAAATTTCTGTTGCGCGTTTATATTCGGGATTCAGCCCCTTCATCCTTTCAGAAATCTGTTCTCGAATCTGGCTGACCTCTCTTTTCAACGATCTTTGACCGTCTTTAGTCAAGCCTTCAATCAGCGGTCGAAAATCATTTTTGAGGGCGCTATGCAACATCTGCGTGTTATCTTTCAACGCCAACGTGCCTTGGTTGGTAACCAGTTGGTTTTTTGACAGGCCAGAAAAATCCGTTAAAGAATCTAAAAGTTCCTGCTTAACGGTACGGGCCTTGCCCCTCAGATTTGGATCAGACAGATCCATCTGTAGTTGTCGGGCTATGTCACTCACATCAATTTCTAATTCAAGTTCGTAAGCATTTTTGTAAACTTGGTTTGCTCGCTCCTGTCTTTTCCCTGCTAGTTTTTTCAAAACTCGGTTGGACGCCTCGGCTAAATCGTCCTCAAACTCAAACCCAGTTTTCCCACTGAGACGGCCTTGTTTTAATTTTGTGAGAAAATCTCCGCGTAAGACTTGGTCAAAAAACTCATCAGCAGCCTCTTCTACCTGTAAGGCTCGATTGTGGTAGAAGTCCCATAGTTTTTGTGAACCCGGCTGCATCTGCATATATCTTTGCAACTGAGCTGTGTTATTAATGATTCCCTCTGCCTCGCCGCGAGTGAGCACGACCCCAAACCTGTCTTGAGCAAAATCAATTTTTTCATCTGCTGTTTTGCCACCTTCTCGCATGATCGTTTGAAGTGCTGTTAGACCTTCGTCTCCGACAAATTTGGACTTCACACTACCGAGGGTTTGAGCCAAACCTTTTGCGCCGAATGAGCCAAAAGGAAAAGCTCCGAATCCAGTGGCGTACATGAGATCTTCTTTGGCTTGGGCGACGTTGAGGGGAGGCCCATCAAAAGCGGCAGATATACCTAATCTACCCGCGCCCGCTGCACCGCCACCTGCTGCCGTTCCTATGCCTCCACCGGCAATAGCGCCGGGTATACCGAGAGTAAATCCACCAGCGGTCATGCCAGCAGTTCCGAGACCAGCTTCTGCAATGAATTGCATCGTAGGGCCGACCATCCCTGCTGTGTCCATTACATCGTACTGGGGTAGCGGGTTCAGGTAGGTTCTCTCAGAGTCGCTCAACAACCCTTCTTTGAATTCTTTCACGACGCGGCCAGTGTTGGGGTCAACGTAAGCGATGTCCTCGTCCTCATCGACAAAGTAAAACTCGACTGGATCAATGCCGTCCCTTTCAAGTAAACCGGGAAACCTACGTCGCGCTAACCATGCCAGTTGGTATGCTTGATCGTTCGACATACCGGCTAACAAAGCTGTCAAAAACCCAGATTTTTCATCCTCTTCTTTTTTCTTGAGACGATCTTCTGGTGACGGCGCAATCAATTTACGGGCTTGTATCTTCATGTTTTCAGCATGAGCAGCCTCGAACCCAGACTTTTTCAACAAGTCTTCCAAAGTGTCATCTGCGCCGACCGTATACGGTATTCCCATATACGTTATTTGTTTGGTCGCTTTGTTGGATTCTGCCATCTAGCTAAAGTCCGTGGTCATTTCTTCATCATCGTCGGCCATTTGCTCGCTAGGAGCTGATTCCCCCTTACCATACAGTTTATTCAAGAAACTTTGGCCGAAAGCTTTCGCAGCAGCCGGTTGCTTATCTGCTAAATCTCGTAAATTTTGCAGCTCGCTTGCATCGAAGAACGGGTTTTCTAATCTCCAATTCGTAATCCACGCACGAGCCTGACTGAGTTTGTCGGCATCTGTTTCCATGCCATTGAAAAGACCGTTCTGAACTGCAAGACCATATTCCCGTTGTATTTCCACGTTCCGATTCGCCATGCGCTGTAAAAAACTGGCTTGTTCAAGTGCGCCATAGTAAGTTGACGCTAAGCTAGGCGATGCGGCGATGAATAGCCGCATTTCCATTTCGGTGATTGCCCCTTTAGTTTGGCCGACCAGACCCATAGCAATTCGAGTGCCTAGAGTGTTAGCCAATTCCTGAGCTGAGAAAGTCTTGTCTTCTTCTGTAAACAAACCTAACTCGGACAAAACTTTTCTGGCTTGCAAGGTTTGGCTTTGAAGCGTCCCAAAATTTTCCTCGCCCAACTCCTCGACTACGTTCAAAAACATAGTGGTCAATTGGTTCTGATTAGCCGCGTCTTCCGCCGCTTTGAATATGTCTGACTCAAGTTTCGCTAAGGCTTCCCCAGCCTTAACGTCATATCTAGTCGGTGTTCTGGGGGCTTCAACCGTGGTCGTTATGCTACTTTGCGGCGTTCTGATAAGCCTAGCACTGGGATCGTCTTCTATCGCCTTCACCTCGATCTTGTTTCTGGGATCGACGCGAACCTGCTTCCTGCCAATGACTTGTCCTTTGCTATCTTTCTCATCGATTTCGTAAACGAGAGGATCGAAAGGTTTGGCGTCTAACTTTAAACGCTCCAAATCACGTTTGTTCAAATAGTCCCTCGCTGCCGCTTCATCCGCCCGTGCAAGCTCAAAAGCTTTCAGTCCAATTGATTGATCAATCAATCTCTTGTCTTCTCGTGACTTTCTCAACCGTTCATTGAACGCAGTAAAACCTGCACCGGCAGACCTAAAAGCGCCAGCCGTCGGGTCTGCTGACAACATCGCAGCGCCGACATCGCTCGCCAAGTCAAAAAGTGTTGGTTTTTGTGGCGAGCTGAATAAAGGAGTTAGCTTTTTAACGTAATCATCGTAACGATTACTAAACATCCCAGTTTTCTCTGCGACCCCGACCTTTTGTTTCGCTTGGTCGGCTTTGAGAGCTTCTGTAATAGCAGCTTCTAATTGAGCAATGGGATCAGGCTCGTCAAACTGCTCCATGTCCAACGGCTTTAGGCCGGGAGCACCAGTGGTGTAATCGTCAAACGGGTCTATCCCCTGAACTGGCTCTAATCTTTCCATTCTTTAACCCGCTTGTTGTTGAGGCTTTCCGTAAAAGTTGCCCAAAGCGCCTAGTGTCGCCAAGCCAGTGCCTACACCCGCCTGCAACGCAGAAGGATCAGGCGTAAAGTTGGTTTGGAACTGGGTCTGCCCTGCGGGAGCCATGTTCACGAATGGCATCAAGGCTTGGTATTGAGCCAGCGGAGCCTGTTGCGCCTGCAACAAGCCAGCGCGTTGTGCATCAAGCTGCGCCTGTCGGTTCTGCTGAGCCATTCCACCAATGCCCTGCAACGCTGCAACGTCTTGCGCCCCAGCCTGCTGTGCCTGCCCCCCAAGACCGCTCAGGAAGCTTCCATAGCCCGTCTGAGCCGCGCCAAGCTGTTGTCCTGCCTGAGCCTGCTGTTGACCTATCTGCCCGTACTGACCCGCTAGAGTGCCTGCTACGCCCATGCCAGTCTGTCCTGCCATCTGACGTGCGGCTGCATCTTGCTGACCCAAGCCAGAAAGTGTTTGACCTAAGCCAGTACCAGCCGCAAATCTTTGCTGGGCCGCTTGCCCCATTTGACCGCTAAGTTGCTGCTGAGCACCTAATTGTTGTTGGGCGCTTTGCTGAATGAGGTTTCCGTAGCCAGTTCCTGCTGCCAGTTTGGATTGAGCTGCCTGACCTAGCTGACCAGTCACATCACGACCTGCGCCATAAGATTGACCTTGCAATCCTGCCAAACCAGCCGATGCTGTTCTGGCGGCTTGCTTCTGGCGCTCATCTTCTGCAATTGCAGTCTGTTGAGCCTGCTGGAAGCCCTGTGAGCGCAATGCACCAACACCCTTTGACAAACCCCTGCCCATCGCTTCGGCTCGCTCAGCGGCGCTTAGACGCGCTCTGGAGCCGAATGCTGACTCTCCACCAGACGATACATCACGCGCATACTGCGTTAAATCTTGTTGAGCCAAACCCTTAGTGGCGTCATCAATCATCTGTTGAACGACGGCGTCTTCGTATGGGTTTTGATATTTAGATGTGGCTTCGGCTATGTCGAGTGCGCCAGTTGTTCCGCGCAATAATCCCTCAGACTCGCCCAAGCCACTGCGAAAACGCTCGGCCTCAGTCATGCTCATGCCGACTGTGTCGGTTATGTCTCGGCCAAACTCATCGTAAGTCTTGCGGCCCTGCTGTTGAGCGCGAGCCAAGTCCATTCCAAATCTTTGGGTGTCACGAATACCCTTTCGGCTCATGTCACCAAGGTCGCCACGAAGCCGCTCTTCAGCCGCTATCGCTCTGCCTCTGCCCTGCTGCGACCCTCTCATTGAGTCCATTAGAGCGCGATCTCGTTGGTCTAGTGCAAAGCGTGAGCCTTCACGAATAGACTCTAGCGCCTGCTGCGACGCTACTGCTTGATCGCTCAAGCCGCCTTGTAATGAGTCGATCCCCATCTGGCCTCGGCGCATAGCCTCTTCAATGAATGGCTGTTGAGTGCCGACATTGGATCGAGCCAGTTGCATGGCCCTGATTTGATCTGGGCTAAAGCCTGCAATCTCTTGAGGTATGACGATGGGTCGGCCCTGCTCGTCAAAGAAAGTACGCTCAGCAGCCTGAAACGCGCCCGGTATGAAGCCGCCTTCGCCATCCAAACCAAACAGCAGTTGCTGGGTTATCGGATCAAGGCGTGTTTCGGTTTTGGTTACGCCTGAAACAAAAGGCTGAGACGTATCGGCTGTACCGCCTTCTTGAAACTTACGAACCCTTTGCAGTTGTGCTGGCGTCAGAATGCTCATTTCTTTTTAGCCCTCTTTGGCTTGGGCTTATCCGCAAACTCGGCAAACAAGTCCATCATTTCGTACATGAGCGCGGTGCCATCGCCACGGCTTTCACCGCCATTTGGCGTGAGCGTAATGATGCCGCCATCACCCTTAGATAGATCAAAGGCTCCCGCACCACGAACCGCTTGGCCCGTCATAACGAACTCGCCGTCCGACAGCATCGCTGGCACATCGTCACTGGTTTCAGTGCCTTCGCCGTTGATACCGCCGTTCATGCGCTCAAAGTCCTCTGTGGCTACGTTACCGCCCTTGGCGTAAGCCATTGGCATGACCATGCCGCCGTAACGCATACCCGTAGCAGCTTCTTGTTGAGGCGGCTTGCCGCCGCTCAGGGTAGGTATTGTTCCCTTTGGTAACAAACCGAATTCAACAGGGTTGGGTGCAGGCTGACCAGTGCGCCGTGCAATTTCGGCTTCAATGTTGTATCGGCCAGTAGATCCCTCTTGAGTGAGCGGGGTAAGGGCTACGCCTTTTCTGTTCTTGGCTTCATCATAAGCCAGCTTGCCAAGCAAGCCTGCTGCCGCAAGACCGCCAGCGCCACCCAGAAGTCCACCAAGACCGCCGCTGCCTGTGCCTGTACCTGTGCCTAAACCGCCGCCAAGGAAATCCCCTAGAGCGCCATAGTTGCCTTTGCCGTCAGCTCCGCCGCCACTAATTAGGTTGCTGAAGAAGTTGCCTCCACCCTGACTAACCAAATCCGATAATCCGGGAGTGCCTTTCAACGCTTCTAAAATCTGCCCTTCATTAAGACCAGCTTGTTTAAAGCCTTCTATTGTTTTCGCAAAGTTTGGGTTCTGGCTTACAAACTGTTCTAATGTGGAGCCATCAGCGCCTCCACCCATCAAGCTTCCGATGCCACCACCAAAGAAATCACCTATTTTTCCAAACTTTCCTACTCCGTCAGCTCCACCGCCTTTGAAAATGCTTCCTATTCCTTTGCCTAGATTGCTAAAAAAGCCGCCGCCGCTGCTTGCCGCACTACTTGCTCCGCTTGCCGCACCACTTGCTCCGCTTGCTGCGCTTGCTGCGCCACTACCTAAGCTGCCAATGCCGCTGAGCAACTTACCAGTGCCATAGCCACCAAGCGCACCACTTATAGCGCCTTTCAAGCCCTTGCCGCCAACCACGTTGGTTGCAGCGCCAATACCAGCAGCGATCAAAGGCCCAACGCCGGGTATAAAGTTAGCCAGTGGGCCAGCTACAGGCGCTATCTTCTTTGCAAACTTCTTGATGCTCTTGCCAAGCTTCTTGAAAAAGCCAAACTCTTCCAAGCCAGTAATCGGGTTCAGGCTTGCAATGCCCATAGCCACAACGTGACGCTCAGGGTCGATGTCCAGCTCGTTGAATCTATTCTCTACTGCGGCCTCAAACTGAGCGTCATCAAACATCTCAGGTGGAAGCACAACCTCGCCGGGTCGTAAGTGAGCCAACACCGTGTCATCACCGCGACCTTCGGCTGCAAGCATTTGCGCTTGCTCGGCCATAGGAGCGTTGGCTGCATCGCCCATGCGCTCATACATCTCTTGCTCAACGGGATCTTCTGCCATGCCCTGTTGCATCATCAGCTCGTTTAGAGCCATCTCAAGACCAGCATTTGAGTTCTGTTGCATCTCAGGCGCAGCTTCAGCTATTGCCATCTCAGGCATAGCCATTTCAGGCATCGGCTCTACCATCCCGCCCTCAGCCATTTGAACAGGCATGTCACCGCCAATGAGGTTTTGAATTCGACTCTGAAGCATTGCATCCATTACGGTGTACTCACTGTTACAGACCCTAAGCCAAAGGTGGCGGACTGGCCTGTTGGGTAGGTTTGATGGCTATACAAGTCCCTAAACGTAGTGCCATCAAACGCCTGATGTATCTCTGTCGTAGTATTGAAGATAATAGCACCTGTTGCAAACTGAAGCGTACTGATTTCATTTGCGTTGAAGTGCGGAGATATTGTGATGTCTACGCTTCCAAGGTTCAGCTCAAGCACACGAACCAATCGGTTAAACGTGCCAGACTCGACCTTGTCGCCTTGGGCGGAAGGAAGCCTTGTTTCCAAAAGGCGGCTCATCTAGCGCCTGCCGCTTTGCTGAAGGTCTAGCCTTGTGGCACCAAGCCTCCACTTATAACCAACCTGATCGCCGCTTGATGCGTCATCATCAGACTCAAACCGCAACACCACCTGACGCGCTCGGCTTCTCAGGCTGTTGAACGTAGAGCTTTCAGTCACCTGAGTAGTGGAGTCAGTGGTCAAAGACTGACCGGGGAAGTCTCGACGCTTCAGCACAATATTCATAGCGGGGGTGTTGCTGACGGTGGCGTCTTTAATAAACGCAACGTCAGGAATCATTCGTTTCACGAAAGCAAAGTTTTCGCCGTCAGATATGTCAATGTCCGCTGACTCAATGAAAACACCAGTCATGGGCTGGTTGTAATCATCAAACCCAGTCTCGTGGTTGAATATGCAGTTTTCGCTACTCGTTAAGCCAGCCGCCATAGGCTGATCTTCAATACCAGCATCGATCCACGAGTATCGAATCAAAGACCCGACAGACCATGTGTTTTCTTCGTAGTTGTAGATAACGTATCGGCTTATCTCGCCAGTGCCATCTGTAAGGCTTGGGTAGAAGAACCACATCTCACCAAACTCTGAGTTCAGCCCCATAAAGCACTTGAACGCCTGACCAAGATCGAGGTCTTCAAAGACATACTCTTGCACGGTGCAAGGAAGCTTCTGAACAGCTCCGTTGTAGAAGTAGAACCCTGTCTTGCTTGCGTAGTACACGCCGTTTGGAGCGTTTACAGCGGCCTTCGGGCCAACAATGCCAGAGCCTTCGTTGACTAGGTTGATCGCAAAGGTAAGCGGAGGCCCGATAAAGCTCATCGAGTACAGGCTGGTGTCTGTCCAGATCAGTATTTCTTGGCGCGACTTCATTCCACCAACAATAAACGACCCGCTAGACAGCCTTACAGAGCCTGCGCTGTTGGTTGCCAATGGCTCAAACTGCAAATCATCTTCAGACGCACTGAAAGCAACAAGCATTGGGTCAATAGCTCCAGACCTCGAATTATTCACTATCGGGTCAGCGCCAAGCACAATGAGGTGCCTGTCGGTTTCGGAGGTTATGACCTGCAAACCAAGTGTTGGGACTAAGTTTGCGCCCGTAATCCCTGAAAGCAAAACTGCTGGCTCTGAAGTCCCGCCATTCTCAAGCCATCTAAAGATGCCAGCTCCACGCGGGTTGATAATGAGGTTCTCGCCAAAGTTGTCATGCGTCCAAAGCCTAAGCTGGTTTACTGCGCTAATGGCTGATGCAGATCCGTACCCACCAGCGCCCCAAGTGCCAAGACCCCAGCCAGACCCTTGAACGTAGGTGTCTAGCCCAACATTTATCTGATACGAGCCGTCAACGCCTGAGCCGCCGTTGCCCGTGTCAGAAGAGTTGGCTGTGACAGTTGCGCCGTCTGTGTCTTTTGCAGTGATCGTGTAGGTGTTTGTGCCAGTCACTAACAGTATTTGATATTCCTGATTCAAAACCTCAGCGGTGATTAACCCACCAAGACTAACCGCGCCTGAAAAAGTGACAAAGTCGTTGGTTACAGACCCGTTGCTTGAGTCTGTAACAGTGATGGTTGATGAGCCGTTGGTAGCGGCAAAGGTGATGCTGTTGGTCGAGGTCTTTCGTATCGGCGTTACGTCGTAATATCTGTCGCCTTCCTCGATGTAGTATTTAACCGTGGTGCCTAAGCCAAGGTAGCGAGTTCCCGCCAAAGATATCCAGCTATGCAGTGCGCGGCACGACCCAAGAAATGATTGAGTTCCACGCTTGTACCATCCGCCCACTTTCTCTGGGCGACCCTTTCGGAATCGAATAAGGTTTCCGTCTACCCATCCGCCTTTGGCGGCTAAGTCGGTTTCTTCTTTATTGATTCCCGGCTGAAAATCTATCCTTGATAATGGCATTTGGCATTAGGCCAACCGAATGATTGCGCCAGTCGCTGTTGGGCTTGGAAAGACAACAGTGAAGTTGCCAGCGGTAGATGTCTTGTCACCACCAAAGTCGATGATAGCAACCGCCTTATCAGACTGGGTGTCGTTATAGATCATGCAGCCTCTCGCAGTGACTGTTGCTGTTCCAAAAGTCAGGTCTGCAAAATCGCATACAGCAGTCGTGCCGCTCAGCACAGGCGTTACGCTGGTTAAGGCGTTACCGCCGCTGGTGTAGTTCGTGCCGCTGGCTTGACCTGTTGTAGTAAAGGCCGTCGTAGCAGCGCCCAGTGTTGCGCTGGAGGTGTACAGCGCAAGCTTGAAGCTGTTGCCGCTTGAAGCTGTAAAGTTGTGAGTGCCAACAAGCACTTCCTGCTTGAATGACGAACAAATTGCAGATGTGATAGCCATGTCAAAGCTCCTTTATGATGTTAGCCATGTCTTCATGGCCCTGAGCAATAAGCTTACCCCTAATTGTGACACGATCAGAGGTAATTGCATTACCAATTCCACTCAATACTACGTTATAAATATACTTTCTGAAAGCCAACGCTTGCTGCCTGACGTGCGGCTCCGCGTTCTCTGACACAGATACAATCTTGTTTGTGATCTGCTCAGCCCAAAACTCAGGAGGGTGGCCTTCATTGTCAGTGGTAAAAACCATGACGTTGCCAAGCTCAATATTTCCTTGTTCACCCATGACTATCCCTTGTACGGCTCTGGTGAGCGTGGCAGCTCAATGGTTTCTAGGTTGTGTTTTTTAACCATGCTGGCAAGCTCGGATCGATTGCACACAACCCACTCACCCTGCGGATCTGGCATCGCAATCTTTGGGTTAGCCAGCCTGTGGAAACCATACAGCCTCTCTTCAAGATCGACGTTCTGATCCAGCAGCGAAGACCTTGGGCTAACGCCTACAACAACCCCAATAGATATTAGCTTGCATATCCAAAACTCAAGACACGCTCTGCCAGCTTCCGCAAAGTGCAGATTGTTTTTGTAGCTGAAGTCCATGCCAAAAAGGTCTACCTGACCGACTTTGTTGTAGGCTGCAAAAGCCAGTGAGTAAGCAACCGTGGTGTTTAAGTAGGCGCAGCGTTGGTCTTTGATGACCTCTTCTATGGGGAATACGGTCAGCGCGGGTACGCGCTCGTCTAGCTCGCAAGTATAGATCGGCTTGTCAAATGTGGGCAGAAGCTTGCGCATAACACCAGTCTGGTTACCCGCATCATCTGTATCCAGAAATCTGCTGGCTGGGTCGAGCATAAACACTCGGTCACACTCAAAAACCGATAAGGCCGAGTTGATAACCCAGACCTCATCCCACTCTTCGCTGTTTTCTTTACCGATTACATAGTCGATCTGAGAGGCTCCCAGACCGATGATTGCTATTCTTTTGCCTTCAAGCTCTTTGATTGGTTCCAATTAGGTCACCCCTGTACGCAATAAGTCATATCTGAATTCATCGCGGGTGTTTCGGCCTTCACTCAGATTCTTCATTCGAGAGACAGCTTCCTTGAACCGCGCTTCAAAATTGGCAATTACGTCAGGGGTTTCTTTAAGGAAAATCGCGCCCTCAACTAACGTGCCGTACAGCAGCGCGTCGGGGTGATCAGTTGAAAGCACAGTGGTTCCACTGTCTGAGCCTACCGTCAGGGACGCAGGCTTGTGCAGATAGTGAAGCTCAACCGTGTAGTTTGAGTTGGGTACAGGCGACATCTCAAAGGCCGACTCATCAAACAAAGAGTAATACTTTGGCTGACCAGTGACTGTGGATGTGGGGCTGTACTCTTTCAAAAAAGACGGGTGCTTGAAATCAAGGTAAATGTACTTGTTGTTACCATCGATTATGGCAAGCGAAAACGGTGCAAAAAAATCACTTGGCGTTGCCAAAAACCGATTACCTAATGAGGCCGTGCCTTGGACGTTCTTACGCTGCTCAGGAAGCTGCACCATCTTGAAGATGCGGCTTTCCGACTCTTGAATGAACGTGTTGAGCTGGCTCGTAAACGTGGTTTCTGAAACCTGCAAATAATCTTGAACCGCTGTTTTCAGCGTTGCCAATGTAAAACTCATGACGTGGTTACCTCCACAGTACCAACACTACACGTTAGTCCAAAAGTTTGCAAAGTTGTGCCTAAAATACCATTGCCAACATTTGTGTAGACGGTGAAAAAGTTGTTGTCATTACCGCCAGCAGCTTGGTCTGGCCTAGACACTTGCAAAGCCTGTGGATCTGCGGGTACAGGCTTGGGCATAAGCTGAGGATGCTTGGGCGACCACTGATCTGGGCCAACCAAAAAGCCGTCCCACGTCATACGCATGTCCTTCAAGCGATATCTGAATCCCGTGATATCACAAATCCCATAGGCCCGATGGTTGGATGCAAAAGACATTACGCTGAGTTGTAATTTCTAAGGTCTGGGGCTACTCGAAACGACGCACGGTCTTCATCTTGACTGAGTGCGCGTTGAAACTCTTCTTCGTACAAGCCCTTGAGCATACCGACCTTCTCAGGCGCTCTCTTTAGCGCCAAGTAATAGGCAAGGCCAGCAGCCAGACACGGGTAAAACCGAAACGGTATCTGCATGGTGTTTGCCCCAGCGTCGGCGTCATCCATTCGACTTAGCACGTTGAGGTACAAGTCGTACTTGGAGCTTTGATCTGGTGCAGGCCAAACCGTCACGGTAGGGCTAATTTGCTTGTCTACAAAGTATTGGTTGGGCTTGCCAGTGGTGGCTTTTGTAGACAGATTCGCGTATTCGCTGCGAGACATGCGGTTTAACGGAACGTCAGTGCTCACACCGCCAATGGTTTCTCTGATAAACACGTCGAGAACGTCAATTGTTGCTGTGGGATTTGTGGTGTCTATGGTGTACGAGGTCGTGTCTTTGACCATCGCTAAAATCTTTTGATTCACAGTCCACTGGTTCAAACCACGGTTTGCCCACTCTGCAAGCATAAGATTCAAAGAGCGGTTGGCTGTCTTCAGGTCATAGCCCGTGCGAAGCTCCAAGCCGCAACGCTCAAAAGCTTCTTCAACATAGTCAGCTACGTCTAACTCAAAATCTTTACTTCCGCTTACCGCCATCTTTTGTGCCTGCGTAGAGGTTGTCGAATACCTGATTCACGTCCAACGTGTAGTCTAAATCACTTTTGCTGTAGTGGATATGCTGACTCGGTTTAAAGTCTGGAGCGCCTTCGCCTGTCTCAAACCACGCTGGGTGGGTAACTCGCACACGATTGTTGGGTAAGGCGATTATGTTGCCAGTCCACGGCCCTGCGTCGAGAAGCTCCATCACATGGCTTTGCTTGTGCTGCGCGGGATCGTCCGCTATCTCATTCTCCGCATAATCGACGGTAAAGAGATATCGGGCAGCATAAAACTCTCCGTCAATCTTCGCCATCCACGGGCAAGGGGTGCAGCGATCCAGCACATAAACAGCATGGTTAAGAGAAGAACAATCCCAAGGCTGCGCAGCCCAGACTGGCATCGGCTCAGGCCATTCTTCAAATGGGGTGTCGCCCACGAGAGCAGTGATCGGCATTCTTGCCCACATCGCTCCACCATGTACGTTAGGTTCGTTGTCATCGTCGTAAGACTCCGCACCCGTAAAAATCACCTGAAAGCTCAGGCACCTTGTCGGCATCGTAGTTACAGCAATAACCATAGCGTGTAGAAACTCGCCATGATACTTCTCGTGATTTGCCGTGTACTCTCGCCTAACCCACGCCTTGAAGTGTGGGATATTGCTCTGCAAGTAAGACACTATCTACGACCAAATAAACCACTCTTCTTGGTTGAAGGCTTTCTCATGCCGCCTTTTACCGCGCCCTTTGGTTTGGCTGCTCCACCTTTAGCGTAGCCTTTAGTCATCATTTTGCCGCCCTTAGCCATACCTTTTGGCTTCATGGCTGACCCGCCTTTCTTCATGCCGCCGGGCATCATCATCTTCTTCTTGCCGCCCATTGCGCCACCCTTCGTACCCATCTTGCTTTTCATTCTCACGATTTCGCCTCCATCTCTGGCAAATGTTTTGACGTTAGTCGGCTTGCCGCCTACGCCCTGTTTCTTTGATCGCTTACGGCTAACTGCCGATGCGATTTCTTTTTTTGACATACCGCTTGCGATTGATGATGGTACGCACTTAGGGTAACCGCGCTTGGAATCCTTTGCGCTGCCACGTCCGCACTTCTCAAAGCCGCCGCCTTCCTTTGGAGCTGAAATATCAACCCAGTTCCCTTTTGGCCCTTTGCCAAACCACTGCTTGAGTCCCTTCTTTGGCTTAGCCACGAGGCACTCTAGTTTTCTTTTGTTTGCTGGGCATAATCGCGCCACAGCCTCGGCCTTGCACCATAACGCTTCCGCCCATATTCATGTTCTTTGCCATGCTCTTGGCGATTGCGGTGCCGCGCTTACGCTCATATCGGCTTAGCTTGCCATCCTTGTCGAGATCGCTTTTCTTTGGGTCAAGCGTCACTTCGCCTCCAGTAGCGCCTTTATATTTACCACCCATGCGTTTGTACTCCTGCACCATCCAGCCGCTCGAATATGCACTGGGCCAAACATCAAACTTGGCTTTGGCCTTTGCTCTCGCTTTCCTGTACAAAGAAGGGTTCGCTACATTCTTTGGCACTTCGCTTGCCATTACATAAAGCTCATATTTTGTAGCCTGAAAGCGGCTGGGTTAAATGGAGTCTGCTGCCTTCGCGGTGCGCCGCCTTGAACCGCTGGCGGTGGCGCTACTGCCGCCTGTTGTGTGTCTTTTTTGCTTCCAAACTGAGCTGCAAATTCTTCTGGAGACTGCCTCTTAAATTGGTTTGCGCCCTGAAAACCCATGCCGCTAAGGTCGGTTACATACTCGCCCGTAAGAGGATCAAATGTAGCGGTAAGGCCAAAGTTTTTTGAGGCGTCGTTGGTGTTGAATTGATCCAACAATCCTTGATCTACTTGATACTGGTTATCAGGCATTACATGAGTAGCTTGAGCTGGCAATGCGGCTACGCCAGATGAGCCAGACTGCTGCCCCTGACTAGGGTTTGTGCTTCTTACATAATCACTTGGATCATATTGGGTGTAATCTATACCCGATGAATCAAACTGGCCCTGTCCCATTTCGTTTCCAATACCAGCGCCATCAAAGTATGGCGTAGCGCCCATCTCGGCAGCGCCCTCAGTCGTTGGCACTCCGGTGTTTACTCCAGTGCTACCTCCGGTGTAAGGAACCCCGCCTGCGCCGACTCCTGCTGATACGTTTGGATTTACGCCTGTTGGCACGTCTGCTGTAGCGCCACCACCTTGTTGGCCCACCTGACCCATTACTTCTTCAGTAATCTGCTTACGCAGCGCATCAACATCAACCTCTGCTGGAATTTGCCCCTGCAAGGATGTTATCTGCTCTTGAAGGGGGTTGAGTGCAGATGAAATGTCAGTGCCGCGCTGCTCAGCAATTGATTGAGACAGGCTTGAAAGGTCTTCTTGGCTCAAAGCGCCAGTTTGCAACGCATCTATCATCGAGGCTAGGTCTGCTCTTTCGCTTGTCGCGGAGTCAACCGCCGACTGAAACTGAGCCGTTTGGTCGCTCAACCCAGACAATTGATTTTGAATTGACTCAATTGGCAAGGAGCCAAGGTTTTCTGCCACACCACCAATTTGTTGCTCTAAAGCCGATACAAGGTCTGCTGTTTCGCTTCTTATTGCCTCAGACTGTGCTGCGTTGCCCGAATCTACGTCGGTATACAGTGTTTCTAGCTGCTGGTTTAAAGAGTTAATCTCACTCTGAGTTGCGTCAGCAGAACTTTTTTGAGCCTCATTAAGCTGGGAATAGTTGCCTTCAATGACGCTGTTGATGTCTGTCAGGTCGCCCGACAAAGAACCAATTCTGGTTTTTAAGTCGCCAATCAAAGAGCCTTGGCGGTCACTCAGGTCGCCAATAGCAGCGGTCTGAGCTTCTCTAACTAGCTTGTCGCCTTCCTCAATCTGCCTAGCTAACTCAGACCTTTCATCTAAACCAGCTTGTCGCAGGTCTAGCGTTTCTGCGTCAACGCCTCGGCGCAGCTCGTCAATTCGACCTTCTAAAGCCGTAGTTAAATCAGATCGCTGAGACAACGCGGCGTCTTCGGATGACGCCAACTCTTCTCTCAAAGCGTCTCTAAGCGCATCAATCTCGGTTTGCCTAGCTAAACCAGCCGCTTCGTTTGCAGCAGTTTGCTCAGCCATAATGTCTTCATATTGCTTTGCAAGAAGATCCTCTGTGGACGGCTGTGTAGCGTCCAAGGTTCTCATTGTTGGCCCAACGGGGTCAGCCCTTGTGCCACGGTCATAGACTGGTCGCTGCATCAAATAGCTGCTCAGATCAGCATAGGGAGACGCCGCACTGCCGTACTCGTCTTGCGCTCTGCTTAAATCACTTTCTGCCATCTAAATCACCAATTTTTGCAAGACCAATATGAAGCTGCGAATACGTCTTTCTTCTTCTGAACCGCATCGCAGTTGTGGCGAGCACGAAAGTTGCGCCGACGCTCTGGGTTGTCGCGCTTGATCTCCATATTCGGATCACCGTATTTTACAATCTTTACCTGATCGCCCTTTTTGGCTAAAACTTTGAACTTCTTGTTTTCACCAGAGGTGCGAACCTGCTTGTTATAGCCGGGAAACGTCTGCCCTCTGTAGGACAAACGCCCAGACTTGGTTCTTGTCACATCGCTCGTGTCAGCCATCAGGCGTAAGACTTAATCATTTCCAAAACAATCATATAGGTGTCTCCGCTGGTATGACCAACGGTTGTAAAATCAAGATCGCCCGTAATTCCAGCTCCTGCATTATTGGGTATGCCACTAAAGTCGCTGTAGTCGTGGTATCCGTTTGAGTCTTCACTCACGCCTATCGCCAATACATTAGCCGTTGCATCGAACTCAATTTTTACCGACATCCCAGTACACTGCCACCAAATCTTATTGATTGTCACGCGGTTGCATGACAATCCAGCCGAGTTAGCGGCTAGTGCCGAGACATCTACCTTTTTGACTGCGGACTCACCTGTGCCATCGCTGGCGTTGGTGAACTTCAACACTGCTTTACGCTCGCCATCATGGATGGTTTGGCTTGTTACTGCATCAGCCATGATTTTCTCCTATCTAGGAAGCTACGTCGAAGCCAGTGATTTCGATGAGGAAACGTCCAGCAGTATAAGTCGCGTCACCCGTGCCTTGGCTCACGAGATACAAGAATTGGTCAGCAGCTATGTCGCCACCAGCAACCATTGTTCCAGCAGAAGCAGCGCCAGCGTTGATGATTTGCGTTTCGGTCAGGTCACCAATTGCAGTGTCGTTGACACCAGTGCCTTCGGTTGCTGAGAACAGATCGATGTCTGTGCTGCCGCCTGCGGGTGTTTCCACGCAAGTCATGGTCACGCCAAACACGCTGCCTTGGTTAGCTGCGGTCACCTTGCCTATAAATGCAACGCCAGAGCCATCCTTACCAATGATGTCGCCAGCGGTGCCGCCGTCTTTCAAGCCAGTAAGGTCAATCATGATCGTGGTTTTCACGATGTTGACGTTAGTCGCCACATCGCTTTTAAGGCGGTTAACCTGAGTAACGTAAACGGCAGCGGTTCCCTCGATACCAGCTCCGCCAGTAGCTTCAGTTGCCATTTTGATGCCGCTATTAACGGTGATTGTGCCGTTAGCTGCTTTTGAAATTTGTTGAAACCCGTTCTCTGAGCGGACTGGGCCGTTGAAAGTTGTTGTAGCCATGTTGATCTCCTGTCGTGGCAAATGTCAGACGCGGGATTGCGGCTGTCAGGATCTTACCTTTTATACCACACAGGCTAGAAACGGACAATTTAATAGGACACTAAAATAAATGCTGTTTGGGGTGTACACACACTTGCACATCGACACGGGATGAGTATAATAATAGCCATCACAACGGAGAACGATGATGGAAAATTTACAAGAGTTGGTTCAAACAGTCACTGATCGCGTAGAGAAGTTTGATGCGAGATCTGCTGCTGCCAGAGCTGCGCGAGATGAGCGGTTAAAGAAAAATGTTACGTTGAACAAGGATCTTGAGCCTATTTACAGCGACGCAGGTATCCACGCCCCTTGCGACAACTACCACTGGGTGTGGAATTTGTACGACACCTTGGGCGATCTTTACGATATCTGCGAAAACACGTTTATGGCTGGCGAGTTCCTCCCTTGGGACAAGAAGATCAAGCTGTTTTGCAGCAACTACGCTGACAAGCGCAATGACTCACCAGTCCGACGCGTTACCTACATCTCCGTTGATCGAGCCAACGCCGTGATTGATGCCTTGTCAGATGTCGTTGAGATTTATACGGGCGCTGCTTTCGAGGGTCGAAACGGCGATCAAGTTGTTTACGTCTACATCGATGAGCGTTGTAAAGACGTAGCAGACGCTGTTGAGGCTTACCTTGATGCTCCTAAAGTTGCAGCCGCTGCTGCTGCCAAAGCCGCTCAAGAGGCTGAGCGTGATGCTGCCGACCCATGCCCTACTGGTCGCGTTGTCATTACTGGCGAGGTTTTGAGCACCAAGTTGCAAGAAAGTTACTACGGCAGCACATGGAAGATGCTGGTCAAAGATGACCGAGGCTTCAAGGTGTGGGGCAGCATCCCATCATCACTTGACGCTTCTCGCGGTTGCCGAGTGACATTCACTGCTGCTATCGAACCATCAAACGACGATGACAAGTTTGGTTTCTACAAGCGTCCCACCAAAGCGGAAATACTAGAGGAGGCCGCGTAACAGGCACAAAAAAAGGGGGCATAAAGCCCCCTTTCTTTTGCTTGGTTTCTACGCCCCTTGCGAGCCGTAGATGCCGCGCCAGTCACTAAAGCCGAAGCTGTAACGCTCACGAGCCTTGTAACGGATGTTACCAGTCGTGAAGTCAGGCTCCATCGTAGTTTCCATGCCAGTACGCTGGAACATCTTCAAGCCTTCGCCAGCGTCAGTAACGCTAGTCAGCAAGAAGAACGCATCAGGATCAGTCAGGTAATGGTTTACCGTGTAACCGCCGGGCAATACACCCGTGTTGCGTATAGCGTTGATGTCGTTGTCGGCAGTACCAGAACGCAATGTTGAGTTCAGGATACGGTCAGCAACAAACACTAACTGAGGTGGAACAACAAGCTTAGTGGCTTGAACGGAGATCGTTAGACCCTTGTCATCGGTGAATGTGCTGATATCAATCAACGCATCTTCCAAAGACGTTTCGTTCAAGTCAGCCATTGAAGCCGCACGGTTTGCAGCAGTGCCGCCACCAGCCAGTGGGTGGGCTGTATTAATCAGCGTCACTCCATCTCCACCAGTGAAGTTGGTGTCAAACGCATTGTTCAATACGTCAGCGCCTTTAACTTCTTTGGTGTTAGCCATAGATCGGGCCAGAGCCTTCACATATCGCTTGCCCAGTGAGTCGTAAAGGTTGTCCTCTACGGCTTCATCGGTCAAAGCAAAAGCTAACGCAACAGTGTCGTGCGTGTAGCGAGCTGTATAAGACTCAGAAGCATTGTCGAAAACAACGCCTTGGCCTTCAGTTTTAGTTGGCGCTCCACCGAAGCCAGTGATCAACACCTCTTCCTCGAAGGCTCGCTGCGAGTCCTCGATAGCGAAGACTTCTTCGTACTCGCGGTCATATGAGTCGTAGCTCATGCCGAAAAGCGAGTTCAGACCCGGCTCTAGCTCTTTGGCTAGTTGTGCTCTTGAGATAGCCATTTTTTAGCCTCCTGTTACGCTAAGCCAGCGCCTTTGACGCCGAATACCGAGTTTTGAATAACTACAAGCACGTTAGTGTTTGCAGCCCCTGTGTCCGAGTTATTCGGATCTTCTGAGATATCAATCGCCTTGATAGGCAAGGTTGTTGCTGTCGCACCAGTGGTTACGTCCAGCTCAGCACCTGATATACCAGTCGATGTGCTACCCGCGCTGGTGTAGACAATATCGAAGTTGCCGAAAAGATCGGTAACTGGAAATGTGTCATCAGCCTGCACTTCGTAAACAACATCTGGATCATCAATGATGAAAGCGATGATGTCTGAAGCATTCGTGCTTGCAGGGTAGTAGTTGCTAAATACTTGATCGCCAGAAGTCGGATCAGTGTATTGAACACCATTAAAAACACCAACTACAGGCACAGTGCCTCCGTCAGCGTGTACTTCCACCGTACCGCCAGTGACCTGAGCAACCATGTCGCCTTGAAATATGGAGGTTCCATAGTTCGCAGCAATACGATATCGACTCTGACCGCCTGAGTAGGGTGCGCCGCCAATCATTCTGACTGGCTTCATTCCAAATGCAGCGTTTTTGTTCGCCATTTGTAATTACCTCTATCTACGTCCAAATGTTACGTTGGTATCGCGCTGAGGATCGTATTTAACATAACGGCTATCGCCACGGGTTTCGTTGAACATATTATTGTCCAACGCATCAGTGGCTTCTTGGCTCTTAGCCTTGTAATAGGCTCTTCGCTCTTCTACCGTTTCGTTAGGGATCTTCGCTAATAACAACCCTTCGTTGTAAACCACGCCCTCATGCCGCCCGTTGTCCATTGTTGGTAAAGAACGCCACTCTGGAGGTAGGTCGGTGCCTCTTACGAGTTCCCAACCTTCTCTAAGGCGACGCGAGACATTAGCTCGGTCTTCTTGTCCCAACATAGACTCCCTGATCCATCGGTAGGTATAACCTTCAGGTGGAGGAGGGGTTTCTAGGCTGCGTACTGGACGCCACGGTTTCCTGCGAGTCTGATTATCGTGTGACTGCGAATCACGGGAAGAACGTGCGCTTGCTTTTGCTTCTGTCATTTTAACTTGCCTCTCTTGATGCAATTTTCTGCTTCTCTTTCGCTACCCGCTGCAACCATGCCTCTTCAGTCATGTTATGCGGCTTTAAGTTTCTGAGTCGCTCTAGTTCTGACTTAGAAAAGCTTACGCCATTCTTGTTGCCTCGTGTTTGTGACCGACCCCCTTGAGGGGCTGAAGCAACTCTTTGCACGGCGGGTTGCTTTTCACTTCTAACGGCCTTCGACCCACTATTAGCAGATCTTGTGTGAGGATAAACCGTCCCGACACGGCTGTCCAACTCTTGATAATACTCGTCTGAGCCTACATCAAAGCCCTCATTGGCTAGGTTGTAGTGGACGTAATAGGCGTACTGCGTAGCCTTCAAGTTATCTTCGTTTTCACCGTCTCCATACCACTCGTTTCGAGAATGCCACTCTAAAGCGTCTTCGGTAGGCTGAACCTCTTGCTCGGCCTGCTGAGACTCTTGCTGCTGCACAACGCGCTCGTTGCCCTGAGAGACGTATTGTTCCTGCTGGGCGGCTTGTTGTTGCTGCCTGTTCTTGGCAACTCGAAGCTTTTCTTTCTGGATAGAAATGTCATTCTGAAGCTTGTTGGCTTTAGTGATTAAATCGGCATCGCCAGACTCAACGGCCTTGCGATAAACGTCATCAATCTGGGCCTCTTTAGACACCAAAGCCTCTTCTTCTTTGGCTAAAACCGCATTTGATTGCTGGGCGCTATACTGCCGATACTGTTGAAGCTCGGCCTCTTTTTGCAGCGCAATCTGCTCTAATTGTTGCGCCCTAGCCTCAGTCTCTCGATTCTTTTGGTTTAGCTTGTTGATCCGCTTGGAAACCGACTTGGTGTAGTTCTCAAGCTCGTCACCGCCAGAGTCTTCTGACTCTACAACGTCTTCTGTGACCTCAATCTCAACCTGCTCTTCTTCAAAGACTTCTTGCTCTGCGTTTTGATTCTCAATCATGTGAAACTCACTATGTCATCAGGGTTAAGGATGGTGCCAATAACTTCATCGTCATTGATCATTCTGACCTCTCCGCCGTCTTCCAGCTTGAAGCGAGCGCCTGAGTAACGGCCAATAAGAACCCACTGCCTCTCTTGGCACCAAGGCGTGTCGCCAAACTTTTCGGTGTCGCTATAGCAGAGCGGCCCCATCTTGACAACGTAAGCCACAACCGTGGCAAGCGCATCTCGTTCTATGGTTTCTTTTAAGAGGTGAATTCCGCCATCTGTCTGGGCCTTACCTTTGTAGGGTAAAACTAGCATCCTCCAGCCCGATGGGTCTGGCATTCGCTCTAGGGCGGATTTATCAAGCAGGGTTGGATCGAGAACGCGCTCTTCGTTTGTAACGTAAGCGGATTCAGTCGTGGGCGTAGTCAATTTAAATTTCCTTATAGAACTCTTTAATGGTGTCCTCGACCAAGTTTATAACAGTTAGCTCGCCCTGCAAACTTTTATAATGTTCTATATCTTTTAACATACCTTCCATCATGACCTCGCGGATAAGCTCTCTCCGCTCGGCCATGACTCTTTTCAGGCGCGATCCAAGGTCAATATCGTCCACTAGACTTTCTCGTGAAAATCAAACCCACGAGTTGCAGCTCCAGCTCCACGAGCTTTAATTACTTTGATCTTTCCGCCCATCGTGCGGCGAACCAATGCAGGTGCCGTGGGGATAGATTTGATGCTTTCCTTTGGAGAATCAACCTTCTCAACTCGGCTCATATCTTTAATTTTCATTTTTTAGTCCCTTTCGGAGTGGTTTTCTTTGCAGGCGCTTTCTTTGGTTTGGGTGCTTTTTTAGCCGCAACCTTCTTTGGCTTCGCTGGAGCTTCTTCTGCTTCTGGAGTTGCAGGGCTTTCAACGACTGGCGCTGGCGCTTCTACTGGCGGAGGCGCTTTTAGTGGAACAGGGGCATCGGTGCCGTTTATTCGAGCCAGCTTAGTGGCAATCCTGTGATCACTCAGACGCTTTTTTTCTTCTTGCTCAGCCGCCTGCTTTGCTGCTAAGGCTTGCTCAACCTCGCGCATCAATTGTTTTTGTTTGCGTAACTCGTCTACGCGATCACGCACATAGCTAGTAGATGAAGTAACTGTTGCCATTATCGGCCTCCCATATTTTTGTTTTGCATGTCGAGCAGCTTTAGCTCAGCCTGTTGATCAAGACGGCGGATAGCCACATCGAGCTTATCGTCGGCTACGTCTTTTTGGACGCCAAGCCGTTGTTTTGCAATTTCGTTTTCTAATAGCTTCTCTTGAAGCCGTTGTTGTTGTTTGGACTCAAACTGCTGGTTATCAGAATCAATTTCTTTCTCTCTCAGGGACAACTCTTGCTCACGAATCTGAACGAGCGGATCAGTCTCATCACCCTGACCAATTGACTCAAGCAGCTCTTGGGTAAGCTGAGCCAAGACTGGAGAAGAAAACTTTTCGATAGCCATTTGCACTTGGCTGCTCATCTGTTGCAGTTGATCTGGCGGAACCTGACCCGATTGCTGAGCCTGTTGAACCTCCTGCATCTGCTGCTGCACCTCTGGCGGTAGCTGGTTTTGAACCATCTGCCCAGCCATGAACTGTAGGTGCTGCATCATATGCCCAATAATCATGCCCTGTAGCTGAGGGTTCTGCTTTACCACATCGGTCAGGAACAACGACCTGTGAGCGTCAATGTGCGCCTGATGGTTTTGCTGCTCAAACGCCTGAGCAGGCTGACCCATCAAGAATCCTGAGTTCTCGATGCCAGCATCAATCGGCATAGGTGGCTGTGGAGGCGGTGGAGGCGTCAATAAGCTGTCAATGTCGTTTATGCCAAGTGCGGCGTACATGCGCCTGTAAGCCTCGTAGATGCCGTTTGGCCCGTGTATCTGAGGGTTAGACTGCACCATCTGCAACAGCTCTTGAGCCATAGTAATGCGTTGGCTTTGGCTGAATATGTTGGGGTCAGATACAGGTATCACGTCCACTCGACCATCAAAGTCCTGACCCATAATCTCTTGTGGGCCGTTCTTTGACATATACGGGTAGCTTTGGGGCAGGTACTCAGAAAAGACCTTTGCCAGAAGCTGAAACTCTAGCCTTTGGCTGTAGTGCAATCGCTTGTGGATTGCGCTCATGACCTTGGTGCCACGCTCCAATAAAGCCACCGTAGTGCCTACAGGCATGGCTTGGTTTACATCACCGATGTTTGTGTCAGCGATAGAGGCAAACCGCTTGCCAGACTCCACAAGCAGTCCTAGTAGCTGCATGAGCACGTTAGAAGGCTCTTTGATCGGCAGCGGGATCAGGTTCTCGCGCAATGACGCGCCAGTCGTATCGATGTCTCGGAACTCGCCCGGCTGTAGTGGGCTGTCTTCGTCACGAATACGCATACCGCGAGCCTTGAAGCCTGCTGGTAAGTTAGCCAGCGTACCCGCATCGATGAGCTGGCGCAGGATGGACGTTACTGATTTCGAGATGCCGCCAATCATGTGGCTTAGGCCCAAACCATAAAATCCTAAGCCGGGCAAAAATTTGTACTGAACGAAGAAGTTAATCTTATTCTTGAGCGGATCACCCTCCGCATAGTTGCGCGAAATACGCAAAACTTTGCGGCTGCTTTCATCGACAGTCACAATGTAAGGCAGCTTTAGTCCTGTAGGCTCACCATCTTCGCCTACGTCTTCAAAGCCGGGTAGGTCTAGTATCGTGTGGGTTTCAAAGACAGAGCGATCACGGTCTTCTTGATAAGAAGGCTCCATGCCCTCAATCTCATCAATCTCTTCTTCGATCTCGCTACGGCTAACAGCAACGCTGCCGCCTTTTAGCTCAATATCTGCATAAAAACCGTTGAGCTGCTGCTTCTTAATCTCGTTTCTGCTCATGCTGATAACGTGAGTAACGCGCTCAGCCGTAAATAAATCGGTAGCCTCGTAAGGCACAACCAAGTCTTCTGGCGCAATGAACTTGCTCATAGCGCGACTTGCGCCAGTGTCAAAGTAGACCTTCTTAAATGCAGAGCCTGCCAACGGCAAATAGAACAACAGCATATCCAGCTCAGGATCGTACTCTTGCATGATGTTCATGATGTAGTAATTCATGAAGTCTTGAACACGCTCAGCCTGCATCTCAGACTCGGCGTTGCGGTTTCCAATCACCTCAGTCTTTACTGGGCCTTTGGCTGGCAATAATTCTTTGTACGCCTGCGCCTGAAACTGAGTGACAGACTCAGCCAGTATCGGGTGTATCACGCCAGAAGAGCCTTCAAAGGGCTGGCTTCTGGAGTCATCGAACTTCATGCCCAGATACTTTAGCCCGTCTTTGTAAGTCTTCTCCCACTCTGAGCGGCTTTCTTTGTCAGACTTGACTGAGTCAATAATTTCGCTGGCAAGCTTTGAAAGGTCGCTATCTGATACTAGGTTTACAAGGTTTTCGTTGAAGCCAGCTTCAATGGGCATTTCTTCTGGCGCATCGATTTCATCGTCAATCAGGATGGCTTCTTCGGTAACCAGTATTTCAGCGGCGTTGCGGATCTCGTCGTTCAGAGTCATCTCAGGCTCGACCTCGATGGCGCTGCCCATCGGCATAACGTCAGGATTGTCTTCTGTACCTAAACCGCTTTTTTCAATAGCCATTAGTAATATACCTGTCTGTCACGCCTCAAAAAATCCGCCTCTTCAGGATAATCATTATCCAAGGCTAAGAAGCCGCCCTGCCTAAAACGCATCAACGCCATCGTTGAGCTGTCGCAATAGTCATCGTGCTCGCCAAATGGAAACGAGGCCATCTCTTCTATGACCTCGTCGGCAAAGACCTCGTCTGGTGCCCAAACCATTCCCGACTCAAAAATCGGGGCAACACTATTCATCCGCGCAATCTTATCTTGACCTCGGCTTGGTGTATAGGCGGTAACAGGTATTCCCATACGACGCAACTCTTGGGTAAGCGGTGTGCCTGAAGCCTTGGCCTCTATCAAAACGCAGTCAGGCTCCCAGTATTTGTACTCTTCGTAAGCAAGTTTTTTAAGCTCAGGAAAGTCCAGCCGAACACGCTTTGCGTCTAGTAATATGATCTGCTCAGCGTCGCTGTTTGGCGGCGTAAAAATAGCCCAAGTGGTGATGGCGCTGTAGTCGGCGGTTTCTTTCTTGCTGAATGCGGTGTCGTAAGACTGAATGACATACTCGTAAGCAGGCACATGCTCATAATCCCACCGATTCCACCATTCGCGCTTTACGATAGAGCCAGCCTCTGCCGTGGGGTTCTGCATCCACTGGCTATTCCACTTGCTGATTGGCAACGACGCTTTGACAGACAGAAGCTCTTCTTTCTTCCAGAATTCAGGCCAAAGCGGTGTGTCTGACTCAGGCATGATCGCTGGAAACTCAACGACCTCCCACTGGTCTGCGTGTTCATCGCCCTGTTTCTTGAGAACCTTGCCAACCAAGTCTTTCGTAGACCAGCGGGTCATTACGATGATGATAATGCCGCCCGGCTGGAGACGTTGACGCGGCCCTGACGTGTACCAGTCATAAGCTGATTCCATCGCCGTGGGCGACAGCGCGTCCTGCTCAGAGTGAGGATCGTCAATGATCAAGAGGTCAGCACCACGACCCGTGATTGCACCGCCCACACCAGCATAGAACGATTCGCCCTCGTGGTTCGTTGTCCAACGACCCGCTGACTTGTTATCTGATTGAAGCTTTACGTCTGGAAATATTTGTGAGTAATCGTCCGAGTCAATAAGGTTTCTTACCTTACGACCAAATCGTACAGCCAGCTCAGCGGTGTGCGTGGTTTGAATTATCTTGAGGTCTGGCCGTCTGCCCATCATCCAACTTGGGAAGTAGGTGCTGGCAAACTCAGATTTTGAGTGTCGAGGTGGTAGACAGACGATCAGGCGCTTGAGCTTGCCCTGAGCAATCTTATTAAACTTCTCACCGATGATCTTATGGTGCCGACCAAGTATGCAGTCAGGCCACATATGCTGAACAAAGCCAATGAAGTCGTTCTGGCACTTGTCCTGCTTGTCCATCTGGTCATAACGGGACAGCAGGGCCAGAGCCTCGTTTTGATCCTGCTCACTTAGGATCTCAAAATCTTTGAGCGATAACTCAGACATTGTTATTACTGATATTCACCAGTTCGTATCATCTCGGTTACTTCTACAGCACGATTGCCAACCTGTTGGCTCCAACGGCTGTCCATAAATTCATCAGCAGCAATGTCAAACTGCTCGCGGGACATGGCTTCAACGGCTTTGACAAACCCACGCAGCCTTGTCTGACCCAGATTAAAACTGATGTCGATCATTGCATCTTGCCGCGCTTCGTTAAGGGCAGGGAACCAGAAGTAGGCGTCTGTCAGTTCTTGTCGGACGCGCTCTATATCATTATTTAAAAGGTAGTCTATTTCATCATCAGACAGCCCAAGGCCAGAGTCGCTGATATTTCTCCCGACGCCCAAAGTTTCATACCCGGCTGAGCACAGGTATACATGACTACGCACACCCTCGTGCAGCTTTAGCATTTCAATTAGTTTTGTCATTACTTCTCCCGACTAACGCCTCTAGTTTTTTCGTAGCTTCTCATAGCGCCCAAACCTAACATGCCAGTCATAGTAGTCATCAATAGCGATGGGTCTATCTCTGGAACTTCTACCCATATGCCTGCGATGGGTGCGATCAATACATGATACAGAAGACCCAGACTACAGCACCAACCGATGCTAGGACGCCACCCAGCCACAAACAACGACTTGTGTGCAGCCTCGACCTTATTGATCTCCATCTGTCCCTTGGCAAGCTCAGCGGCATGGCGCTCTGCAAGCGTGCTCAACTCAAAGGCGATCCGATTCTTCTCGTCTTTGTCTTCAATAAC